TAAGGACATGGGTTGACCTTGCGGTTACTCTTACTATTTCCATGCCAGAATCATCAGCAGGGTCGGGATATGTCGCCTTGTCCCATAAGGTAACAAGGAAATCGCCAGACGCAGGAAAGACCGCCCCGTTTGTTACGGTAAGAGTAGCCGCCGCTTGAGCCAGACCACCACCCATATTGATGGTGGATTTGGCGTTATTTTTTAGACGAAGAACTGCCATAATTTTTCCTCATTTCCGAAATAACTTCTTATTACGCTACGTTGAATATCCCGTTCGTCGCATCCCAAGTAATCGTGAATGTTCCGCCGCCGGAAGCCGTCTTCGCTCCGTCAAAATCAATGTGAGCAATTAGACGATTGGAATTGGTTGTGGAATATAACATAGCGTTGTAAGCGGTGAATCCTGCGCCTGTTGCTGTCCATTGGGTTGCGTCCGCCGTCCACTTCACCGTGGTAGTCCCTGATACTGCTTTATTCGCAAGAGTCGCCCCGCCTTGCGTATAACCATTGGCGGTTGCCAGTTCATTCGTTGTCGCATAGGTAGTAGCGGTAGCGACGAACGTCCCATTAACATCATACAGGACGCATTTAATGGTATCCGCGCTTAAACTCACCGCCTTTGTAAAAATGTCGTTCTTTAGAGCATTGTAAATACTGGTCGTTACAGCCATGGTATTAAGTCTCCTTTCTATCCGTTAGTTCCTAATTTAACCCCAAGAACCGCACAAGGCACATTTACCTCAACGCTTCTTTTTGGGTTTCCATCTTTATCAAATCCCTCATCCTTTGTTATGGCGTTGCCCTTAATGACGGGAACACCGTCCCTAAAACCTGTAATCTCCGCGAATTTATCTCCTCCGAGACAAACATACTGTTTCTCTTTAATTGTTAATATCTCTCCTCCTTTCATACCCACCTCCTTATGTTCCGTCTAAATACAAGAATTTATCCTTTTTAACTGTGATACCCTCGTCAAACTGTGGTGCTCCATTTATTACTTTCTGTGGTGTAGTCTGGTCTTTATGCAAAGAGAGAGGATCGGATTCTTCTTGGTAGTAATCGAAATTATTTGTAGAAGGATTAAATTTATATGGCATCTTATGTCTTTGTTATCGAAACCATATCCCCTCCTGAATAAACTATCGTCAATGTAGCAACGGTTTTCCCGCTTGCTCCGCCTTTTTTATAAATTATTGTTGTGGGCTTTTCTGGCGGGTCAAGCAGGATATAATCATATTCTTCTGTGATAAGCGCTGATCCTCTTAATTGGGTTATGGTAAAGATAGGAATGTTTGACATATCTTCTACAATTCCACTATTGCCGATGGAAGTGCTTCTGCCTTACCGCCGAGCAAGGTTGCTTCTTCTTTCTTTTCTTTCTTGTCTTTGCCTACTATCTCGCCTTCCTTTAATTCAAAGGTGACTATCTTGTGCCATTCATTGTCCTCAAATCCACATATCCTTCCCTTTAATCTTATCTCTACCTCATCGTCGCGCTTCACATCTTTGTCTGCGATAAACGATAGGGGCAAATCTACCTTTGGATATGTTACCGTAGGCATATCTTTCTCAGATGCCGGGCCTTCAAATACGGTCTTATCACGCTTAGTTCCAAGGTCTTTCATGGGCATAATTCCTCCTTATCTTACGTCTTCAAAGCTCGACGTCTGATTTGGCTTTATGTATCGTTCTATATCGTTAATCCTACCAGCGTCAGAGATCAACGATCCATATAATTGCAACATCAATTTGGCTATATCGTCGTTGCCAGTCAGGGGCTTGCCTACCTGGGCGGCAAGCAAGAAAGAAAAAGCCATCACAAAGGACATATCGAATAAAACTGGGTCAATCACTTGGTAGGTATATGCTATGTAGGCGTCGGCGTAGTTAGTAGCAATTACTTTCTGATTTATTACTGGGATAAATAGGGTCTCGAATTCGATTGGCTTGGGGTCTTGGCTTTCAGCATCGTAGAATATCTTGCGGATACATAGGCACTTTACGGGATAGGCATATATGTATGCCCAACCGGGTATCTCCTGACCAGATACCTCTGCGAGTGGCGCTTTCACTGAAGCAAATCTCCAATCCTTCCCTCTTAGAACAGTATCCTTAGTTATATCGTATATCCTGCTTAGCTGCCGGGCACTTTCGTTTGCCTCATTCAACGCTACTATAGGGCTCTGTCCGAGATGAGATAATGCCAGATTGCAGATTGCGATATCTGAAGTAGGAACCATAAGACCTCCGGATTATCTTACTTTTTTTGCTGGCGTGCCTTAGCCTTCTGTATAATAGCCGTAATCTTCTGTCGACTGATATCTTTGGCTAATACTTCCAGTAATTCATCTTGGTTTAGGAATTCGGCATCCTTAATGCCGCGGCTTTTGGCCTCAGCTAACATTTCTTCACGCGCTATTTCAGCGGCAGTGCTTGCTTCTTTTGACTCCTGGCCTTCGGTTGCTTTGGGTCCTGGGTTTTTTCCATCTATAAGCTTAAAATGATGGGGGGGATTCTCTTTGGGGTCTATATCTACTATCATCCCTTTTTCCCAGTACCTGTTCTGAAACCCGTAGCAGTCCCGTAATACTTGATACTTTGCCATTTTATTCCTTTCTCCTTACGCGTCAGCAATGGCGAGTGTTAGTCGTTCCATTAGTTACGGCAAGGATTAGTGAAGAGACCTGCTCCGCCTTAGAGCATAGAGCAGGCCTCACTCATTTACCTACTTTTATGCTATGTTCACATCCGGGGTTAAGAACGCATCGATGGTGCCGGTTGTGAAGTTGTGCACCGTTACGGCATAGTACACGCGTAGGAATTGCTTCAGGCCTGGAGGAAGTTTTATCTTCCAGATTATCGTGTTAGCCGTACATGCTGCTTCAGCTATTAAGTCCGATTTGGCCAATACTACTTTTGCTGTGGCAAAGCCGACATCTGAATCAGACTCAATAGAAATCTGAAGAACCGCATCTTCCTCAGTTGAATCAAGCACCGTGCCTACACGCACTACGAGATAGAGCTCCTGGCCGCCCACTGCATCGCCTGCTTTCGATAAATCTACGACATCGGTAGATGCGGCAGAGGCAGTAAGCACTTGTCCTTCCGAAAAAATCAAATCATGGTCGCGTATCATCTGGGTCTCCTTTTTAGTTAGTGGTTAATAAATCTTGTATCGTCCTATTCCTCTCTTAAGGTTTAGGCTACTAATGTTTCGGCGTTAAGAATCGCATCGCAGCGGCGAATAGGTATCCCCATGAATCTGGTGATCGGGGCGCCATTCTCAAGGCTCTGGATGGTCAGGTTTACGTTACTCTTGTTGTATGCCTTGATGTCCAGCGCTGTCTTTACATACCGATTGCAATACCAGGCTGCGCGGCCAAGCCTTAAGCTCGGGACGAGGTTCATTGCCTGTATCATGAGCTTGATGAGATTGGCAGAGGTATCAGAGGTATCGCCAGCAGTTGCTAAATCGGAGATGTCCAGGTTGCAGATACGCACGGCATATCTCCAGTCTCTTACTGCGAGACCTAACCGGGTTTTGTACTGGTCGATAAACGCATAATACTGGCCGGCTGGGGTTTCGCTGTCGTTGACCATCTGGAGGCCCTTGTCGTTATGCTCAATGCCTGCTTTACTGCCGCGAGGGAAAAACGCATGGATGGTGTTTTCGCCCCAGACTACGAGCCAGAGCGAGGTATTATCAGAACCTGCACCGCCACCCTTGATTACATTTGCTCCGGATGCTGCAGTCGTCGATGAATAATAGGGTGATAGTCCTGTAAACCTGTCTGGGTTTATCTCTACGTTACCGTAGAACAGGGTTGTTGCCATGAGCTGAGAAATCGCCTCGATAAAAGGCGCGTTCTCTGAAAGCCTAAATGCCGCCTTATCTACTGCTATATTGACGAGCTCTTCGTCAACGCGGCCGAGGCCTTCGATAATACCAGCAGTGAATAACTGCTGCTTGGTCTGAGACTTGGTCGGCTGAGTGCCTTTGTTTATCTGTCTCCAGGCCACGCTGGGTAGACCAGTTCTGAGCGTAGTCTTATGTCCAGTCGTGGTATTGCCCTCGACAAACACGAGGTCGTCGAGTACTTCGTTTACGAGATTCATCATCTCGCTTATGCGTTGTATCTTCCCGTCAGGATCAGCGCGCCTCGCGTAATCCATCAGGGTTAGATTTGTGTTTCCAATAGTAGGCATGGTACTTTCTCCTTTTTAGGTTAGGTTACTTTTCTTTCATTGTGTCGCCATAAAACAATTCGGCGTCAGTCTTTGCTCCCGTCTTTTTCTTGCCATCCACGAATTTATCTTCGCTTATGGCCTTGCCTGCTTTCACAAAGCACTTCACCAGCTCTTTATGGTTTCCTGTTCCTGTCTGGTTCAGGAATACACGCAGTTCTGGAGTACCAAACTGCTCAATAAATCTCCCTGCAAATACCAACTCTTTCTTATAATCAGTTCCTAACTCTTGGACGGTTTCTTTCATCCAGTCGGTTTTGACCTGATTAAAAGTAGTGAGCAGGCCTTCGGAGATTGCTTGTACGTGCTTTACCTGAAGGTCTATCAACTCTTGGGCTGCCTCTTGGGTAAGGTTATGTTTCTTAGCCGTTGTCTTGAATTCCTCAAGCATCGGCTGATTGACCTCGACACCCTCGGGCACTATGAAGTCACTATACTTTTCAGGTGCACCCTTGGTTACTGCTGCTTTTGCTGCATCGTCCCTGGCTTTTATTAAGGCTGCTCTTGCTGTTTTATCTTCAGCGGATAGGTCTTCGTCTTTGGCTTCAAGAAGCCTTTTCTCTTCTTGCGCCTTAACGAGTACTGTCTTCTTTTCCTTGTCCTCTGCGGATAAATTAGCATCCTCTGTTTCCAGGATACGTTTATCTTCTGCTTCTGTTGCTGCCTTGGCTGTGGCTATTTCTTCCGGGGTCTGCGTTGGTGTGGGTTTTATGTCGCCGCCGTCAAGTAGACTCTTGTCTTCTTTTGCTGTTGCTGCTGCTGCGGTTGCTTCCTCTGCTGTTGGTGTTCCGTCTGGATTTGGCATCTTTGCTCCTTTTTTGTCCTATCGGGCGATAAGAACTCTTAGAATTCTTCTGGCTCGATAGGGAACTGCTTCTTTAAACTTTCTTGCTCGGATTTATACTCCCTCTGCATCTGCAAGAATACCTCGGGCGCTACTTTCATGATGTCGTTAAATAACATCAGGCCGATTATTCTCTTGTCTGTGGTCGAGGCGAGGAATGTCTCCGCATCGCTCATGATTCGCCATAATAACCGGCGGCCTTCCGGTAGAACCAACACTTTTTTGATATCGTTTAGGTCACGCTCTCTCAGTTGTTTGCTGCGTTCCTCTAACTTTTTCTGTCTCTCTTCGGGATCCATTATTTTTTCTTCTGAGTTGATGGTATCCAACCCGTATTCCTAAGAGTTCCATAAATGTATGCGTTTTTTCTCTTCTTAGACCAAGACTTATGCGCTGCTGCTTCTCTTCTTAATTTTTCTTCTAATTCTTTAGGCATATTTATCTTACTGACGCTACAGCTTCTCTTGTAGGATTTGCCGGCATAGGCTTTCCTGTCAGAGCTGCTATAACTGCGTCAAGGGCACTGTTTTGGCCTTTGTCGTCCTGGCCCATCTTGGCCTGGGATAAAGTCTTAGCTCCTTCTGCTGCCATCATGCCTGACTGGGCCTGTTTCATCCTTAATTCAGCGTCGGCTTTAGCTTCACGTATCGCTGCTACGGCCTCAGCACTTCTTAATATCCTTGCCGGTATACCTATCATTTCGGCATAGGTTTCTACTGCCTCATCCCAATCTATTTTATCGAGCACGCTTGGGCTTACTCCTGCCAGTTGAACCACAAAATTACTAACCTGTTCTATGGCCGTGGTACCTACCATCTTCTGTGCCTGGGCAAGTATGGAGATATATTCTACTTTTATGTCCTGCCCTTCCAGTTCAGGTGGCGGTTCTGGTATTAAGCCAGTCCTTAACATTATGGCAAAGGTTCTATCGATGAGTGGATCAAGGAGTTCGCTTTCTAAACTTTCAAGCACTGGCCCTAACATCAGCAGTTTTTCTTCGTGCCTTTCCGCTATTTCCCTGGCGGTTATCTGCTTCCTCTCCATCGTCATAAGCATTAAGAATAAATCCGTGTAGAAAGCGCTGCCAATGGCTTCTTTGGTCCTGTCTATGCTGGCGTCTATGGCGTTCAGGTCTATCTGGACCTGATAGACTGGCCTTACTCCGGCGTTAGGAACGTTCGCTGATGAAGTGGTTACGCCTCCCGGAAGAGTATTTACTTCTCCGCTTACCATTCCGTCTTTCTGGACCGGCGGGTCTATTAATTTATCCAGGCCGAGTAGTTTCTTCCGCACCATTTTCTGCAGCATCTTGGCATCGCCTAAGGCATCCCAGCCAGGGGATTTGCCATAGATATCTGCTGTGGTAGTTGTTTGCCAGCGCGGGCCTACAACGGGAAAGTCCTCATAACCGCCTATCCTTAAGAAGCAGTCCAAGGGCGAGCCTTCTTCCCATTGTATGGAGCGATAGGGCATGTTCTCAAAGTCTGCCCGATCAGGTATTCGTTTATCGTTTTCTTCTATGAGATGGATTACTGCGACCCAACGATCTATGTCTTTGGTGTTCTTATAGGCTGTCTGTATGGCGGGGCTTACATTCTCTTCGCCGAATTCTTTAACCAGTTGGCCTACAGTCAGCCAATATTTACGGACGAACCCGTTTACTCTTCCGTCTGGTCCAGTGCTCAAACAGTATTCGCCGATAGTAAAGTTGCGACCTCGGATTACTGTATCGGGGTCCTCGAGAATTATTGCTGCTGCGGTACCGAAAGAACCGTCCTCTTCGTATAGTGAGGTCAGGACGCCGTAGATGTTCGAACGAGAAAAAACATTCATCATTCGTTCTTGAACAACGTCGAGCCATAGCTTTACGCTATCGAACTCCATCAGACTGGGATCGTCTACTCCGAGTCTAAACCACGGTCGAGCTGGCGATGTCATCCCGCTTGTCATACCAGATCCCAGGGTACGTGCGCATCTTCGCGGGAAGCCGTCAAGCATAGTCTTGTGATCTATGGCCTGGCCTTTGTTCGGCTGGTCGTCAAAGAAACCTCTGGTGGAATTTATGTAGGCTTTAATATCCTTCCAGGTCGGTCGCCACGGCTGCGCCTCATTATTCATGGCGTTTACGCGGCGTTCGAATTCCTTCCTGTCCAGTCCCTCGCCTATCTTCTCTGGCATCTATCGAATCTCCAACTTGTATTCTGCTTCGGTTTTGCTTCTCTTTTGATTATTGCATTTCGCACAAGCGATTGCTAAATTGTTGTATATGTTGGTCCCACCACGGGAAAGAGGCATTTTGTGCTCCAATACATCTTGTCCAAACTCAAGGGGCTTTAAACAAAGATAACAGGTTAGCGTGCCAAATTGCTTGATGTTGTCTTCGTAAACGAGCTGGATAGTTTGGAGAGATAATGGACCACCGCCCTTTATTCGTGCCTTTCTTCTTTGATTCACCAATTTTCTATATTCTTTGGTATAAGAAAGTCCATGTCGTGAAAAATATAATTTGCTTATACCTTTTCTGTGATGATATTCCTTCTCATAAAAACGAAGTCTATCTCTATTTTTTAATCTCCATGCGCACATGTATTCTTTTTTATTAAAACTCATCTATAACCCCAGTTTTTCTTTTAGGCCCGAGCCCATTAGCGCAGGCATAAGAAGGTTAACCGAACCAGTATCTCCTGCTCCGGATGTCTTGACCGTGCTGCTTATACCGTATTTTATGGCTGCGAGTTGTTTTCTTTTTTTCTCTGCGAGCTTTGATGCTGTTTCTTCTGCTGGTGCTGGGGATGTAGGTGTTGGTGATGGGGGTGGTGCTGATACTGCTGCTGGTGCTGGGGCAGGGCTTGGTGATCCTCCTCCTCCAAAACACATGGGCTACCTCGCTTTTTAGTATGTCATTATGACATTATCACAGGCAATAAAAAAAGCCGCTCTCACTCGTCGACGAGAACGGCTTGAAATCTATTTATCAGGGAGCGACCCTGATTAGTTATTCTTCTAACATAAGTATGTCATTTTGTCAAGGGATATTTTTAGGAAAGAGGGTCGTATTCTTTTTTCTGAGCTGCGTTTTCTTCGTTGCTTTTCTTTTTCACGACGGGATATGCGAATGTCAGGGCTAATGCGTCTGCTCTGTTGGGCGATGCCAGTCCTCTTTTCTTCATGTCTTCTTTTGATTCAAGCAATATCTCTCCGGATAATTTTGGATATGCTTCGGGTCCTGTTAGATCATCAGCCAACCTCTGGTCATCAGGCATACAACCACCTTCCTGTAACCACTGTTTCGTCTTGCCCCACATCTCTGCGCGTTTATTGGCAAAACCTATAGTGTTTGATTTTGCTCCGAAGGATACAAGCATCCATTGCCGATTCATCTGTTTGCCAAATGAGAAAACTCCTGTACCATAACCTAAGTCTATAAATACTGCGTCTGCTTTCTCCGCGTCCTCCCACTTAGCTACTGCTCCGGCTATTATTGCGTCGTCTTCGTTCCTTTGGAAGACCTGCAGCTGCCGGTATACTAAACCTTGTCTTAAACCGAGTACTATCTCATCCCCGCCGGTCCAGGCGTTGTCTACGCCTATGATCTTGGGGGCGAAGACGTATTTATGGGCTTCGAGCTGACGACCCCTGGCTGCTTCTACTATGTCGTTGGGGATAAACTGCAGGTCGCTTGCCTTGGGGAATATGCCGAGGACATGTACCCTAACCCAGTCACTATCTATGCCTAAGTCTTCTATCCATTGTTTTATCTGTTGCTGGTTTACGAGATGGCTCTTACGGATATCTATCTGCCATTGTTTCCAGCGATGCCTGAATTTACCCCAGCATTCTTTGAAACGGCCAGTGTTACGGGTAGGGTTTCCGAAAACGAGCCATAATATCTGAGTGTTCTCATCTGTCAGCGCGCCTTCTGAAACTTCCCATATTTTGTCTGGAATAGCTGAGGCCTCATCAAATATCACGATTATACGCTTGCCTTTATTGTGTAGGCCGGCGAATGCTTCTGTCTTGTGCTCTGACCAGGGTACTTGGTCTATACGCCAGGTTCTTTCATGCTCCGGGTTCTTTGCGTAGATGGCTGTAGCGGTTAGTTCAAACCAATGCTTGGCTATGAATAGCCGGTGCCATTTGCTCAGTTCTGCCCAGCTCTTAGTGCGCAACTGGGTTTCAGTATTGGCGGTTATTACTCCACGCGTGTCTTCAAAGGTTGATAGGCCCCAGAGGATTATCCAAGCTGCCAGAGTGCTTTTTCCTGGCCCGTTGCCTGAAGCTACGGCTACCTGAATGACTTGGGAGGGGGTCATCCTTCCGGCTTGCAGTTGCTCCCTTAAGTATTTTAACGCCTCTGTCTGCCATTTATCTGGACCGTCAAAGCCTTCCAATTCGCCTTGACCCCACTTGAAGGCATAAAAAACCCAGCCATATGGATCGCTGGTATATGAAGCCATGTCTTCTCTTAGTTGGCGCTCAGTCTCTGCTTTTTCGGCGAGTAGTTCCTGCATGTTTTGCCCTCACTCTGGCCTGTTTTATGTCCTCTGCGAGATTCTCAAGGCCCCGTATTTCTTGAACATCAGTAAACATCTTCAAGTGGCGGCCTAAGTCTCTTAGCGCTTCGTTCTTATTAAATAGCTTTATTTTTTTGGTCTGCCCAATTCGTTTCCGGTCTTTGCCATAACCTTCAAATATCTCTTCTGTCTCTATACTTGAAATGGCTTGGGCTAAATGCTCAGGCCAATCTTGAACGGGTCTTAAATTGCCTTCCTCGTCGTATAAATTACGCAAATCTGCCCAAGCTATGCCACTAAGGCCTTTTAGCACCATATCTGCGTTAACTTTCAGGCGCTTAAATTGCTCCTCAAGTAAAATCCTGACTTTATACCATACGTGGTCTTTTGACATCAGTCGAGTAGCCTGCCTTCTTGCTGTATGTGGTGAGTACTTCGCTCTTATTGCAGCTTGTGTCCCGTTGTAATCCTTGATGTATTCGTGGCAGAATCGTTCTTGTTGAGGAGTTAGTTGGTAGGGTTTTTCTTTTTTTGTTTGTGGTTTCATTTTGATAAATAGTAGCGAGTGGTGAGTATGGTTATCGTTGCTGCCCATGCTATCCCTGCCGTAAGCAGAACCAATAGCGCGTATCCGATAAAGTTTGTTATTCTAACCAGCATTTTGTCTCATCCCCTCTGGTTTCTTCCTACCACAAATATGACAAAATGTCAAGTAATGATTATTTAAACATTCCAAATCTATCTAATAGCCGCTTCTCTGCAATCTCGATATATTTCGGGTTAAGTTCAATGCCTATATAATTCTGGCCGAGCTTCTTGGCCACAACCGCGGTGGTGCCTGCGCCCATAAATGGGTCGAGTACTACCCCCCCCTGCGGGCAGCCTGCTTTTATCATTGGTTCTATTAGGTCCTCGGGGTAGGTTGCAAAATGTGCCTCTTTGAATGGCCGGTTATTTACTGTCCATACGCTACGTTTATTTCTTACTCGCTCACCTTCTTCATTTTTAGACCATCGTACGTGGCCCCTTGCAGCAAATGTATGCGGGCTGTTCCCTGGGACTAATTCTTTATCCGCGTATTTAGTACTACCACGCATTCTTTCCTGCTTTCGTCCATCATAGGCCGCTGCTTCTTGGATTGCCCGGTCATCTATTAAAACGTGGTATATCGGCTTGGCTGAGGTGTCCGGTGGATTATGCGCGTTTGAGTTTATCGAGTCGTAGGGTATCTTGTTTCTGGCCAGGTAGGCTTTGAGCGCCGGCGTTGCCTTCCTGGTGGTCCAGATTATAATATGATATCCAGCTGCCTTGAGGATCTGCATTGCCTCTACCGCTTCCCAATTAGGCTTACCGAAGACATCCAGTCCCTTCCAGCCATCGTAATTTGCTATCACGCCGTCAAAATCAAAACAGATGGTCTTCATTCTTTACTTCGCCTCCTTTTTTATCCTGGTTCTTATAGGAAATCTATCTTTTAGCCTTTGCCAGAAACGCGGCTTTTCTTGTGTCGGCTTTATTCTGTTTACGGGTATCCTTTTTAATTTCAGCTCCTCTGCCTTTTTCCGGACAGCATCCATCAACCGCTGGCCTGACCCGGGCTTTATGTTATGTTCCTTAATGAATTGGCTGAGTTCGTGTTTCTGTATGCACTTGCTGCAGGCATAACCTACCAAGACCGGTCTTATTCCCAGCGACTTTTTATTTTTGCCTTTGCCCTCAAATACTTCGCGGCGTTCGTATAGGGCTATGGGGAAATGTTTGGAGGTTGCCTTGTGTTCGTCGCCACATATCTTACAATGTAGTTTAAATACCATTCTTAATCTCTCCCTTTAGATATTTATCTGTAACTTCTTCTAAAAATGCCCGGGCCCCAAAAAAATCCAGCTTCCCCGGTACGATAACTGCGTAATATCCACGCTTCAACAACTCATCCCGCCAATCTTTTTGTGTTTTCTCGGCATAGTTCTTAACCTTTAACTCCACAGTCATGCCATGCCAGCCTCCGCGCGGTTCATAAATTACTAAATCCGGATGACCAGCTTTATACCCGGCGCGCTTCATGCGAATTGCGGCCATCTTATTTGGAGTATGCATACCCCCAGCTGAGGCGCAAAATAATGCCCCTCTGCTATATAGATAGAAGGTGTATTGCTCTTGCAGCTTCTGCTCAAGTTGTCTACTCATGGTTTACTCACAATCTTCATCCCCGCTAAGATTTGTGCTATGGCTGGTGACACCGACGCCTTCTTCCATTCCCGGCCTTCCTTGATCTGCTGCTCTGCGTTCCAAGCTTCCCACTCTTTCTGGGTAGTCACGATAAACCATGGCCAATCTGCTTTTATTCCGGCTTTGTTCTTTAAATAGCTTGTGCATATTTTGTTTATAACTTCTTCGGGTATCTCTATCTTTTTAATTTTATTAAGCTTACCCATAAGCTGGTAAATATTAAAATCCTTACTTACTGTCTTTAATTGTTCTTGAGAATTTTCCTTAAAAGCAGCCCAGTAGGGCTGTTTCTTTATCTCTACTCTACTCAACTCTACTCTACTCAGGGGTAGTGCTAACTTACCACTACGGTAGTCCTCCTGTAGTATCTTTGGGGGAGTGGGGTATTTGCGTTTTGAGGGATGATTTATTGTTTGGTGCTTTGGCATGGTAGGACACCATAGCCAACGTTTCCCCTCGGCTTCAAAAAGGAAGTACCGGCGCATCGTTATTATTTCTTCTATAATCGCTTCTACATCAATATCGTCGGCCGGAAAAACCTGGCCTTTTAACATAAAAATATCATACGGCAACACCCCTGTTTCATCGTCCATGTGACACCAGCTTAAGATATAAAAATATCTTGCGGGGATAGAGAGCTGGGCAATTTCTTGCTCTAAGGGGTATACTGGGTCAATCTGTCTTTTTCTTGCCATTGTAGCTCCTTAAATATTCTTTGAGTTAATCGATAACTATTCGCCCAACGGAAATGACCCATGGATTAGAATCTTTAATTCTTCCAAAAGTTCGATTGCCTCTTGAAGTCTTACCTGTCTTTCTTGTTTTGCATTTGCCCGGGCAACCAAGATGAGAATCTTGCGAGAAAGATTGCAGAGATCAGCGCCTACGGTATATTTACAGTGCTTATCAAAGTGACGAACCACTGTATTAAAATACACGGTGAGGTCTAAAGCTTTCTTATATACCGGTAGTTGTTCGTAAAAACTCATCTTGATTACCTCGCTTGAAAATTGTCAAATCGCCAATCACTGGCTGGAGCGGACCGGACGCACATAATAGCTGCTGCCCTTACTGCCGCTGTACACGTAGCCGTCGGCGAAGTACACGCACCACGCGATGCCTGAATCCCAAGCGCAAGGGGTGCTGGTCCAATACCAGGAACATTTGGTGTCCGGGAAAAATTTTGTATCTATGGTTGGCTCGTTATCCTTGGCACCGCGGGTATAGTCTACCAACTCGCGCAACTCCTCAACCGTAGGTAAACGCCAGTCTTTATGGCCAGCAAAGCTTAACTCTTTGCAGGCGTCTATGGCCTGCTGCCAGTTCATGTGTTCCTTAAACTTTTCCGGCAGGTCTGTATGAGGATTCTTGACCCAGGTAAGGCCTGTTTTGGTGTCGGTTATGGTGCCGTTCTTGTTATCGATAAAGCGTACTCCAGGCTTTACTACTCTTTTTTTGGCTGGCTCGTATCCTACAGCCAGCATATCGCGGGCGATTCCGGGAATATCAATGCGATCCTCCAATATCCTTTCCACTTGTTTTTGTTTCATGCCTCCTCCTCTTTTGTTAAATGTTTTATGATTGTTCTTCTTGTGTTGTTTCTTCTAACGATGTCCCCCCTTTAGTCCGGTCAAGAAATTGGATATTCTCTATCTGTATCTCTATCACGGAATTCTTCTTACCATCTGGCCCATCCCAGGAGCGTGTCTGTAGCCGGCCTTCTACAAATATGTGGCTGCCTTTCTTTAAATATTCAGCGCAGTTTTCGGCCCTCTTACTCCAGACGGTGGCTGTTATGTATAACACCTGCTCTTTATCCTCTCCTGATTTTGTCTTGAAGGTGTGGTTAGATGCGAGCCTTAGGTTGCAGACTGCGGTGCCTTGGGGGGTATACTTTAACTCGGGGTCCCGGGTTAGATTTCCTATTATCAGTGTCTTATTGAGCATCTGTTTTCTCCTTACAGCATGTGTAACTGTTGCTCTTTTACGTGTTCTGTTTGCTCTTGGTAAATCCGTACAGCCCTTACGTGGCTACACTCTCTTCCTTTACGCCCCATCTGGCAATTACATATAAGCTGGCCAAAATGTTCCTTTATCGTGTAGGTAGTTATGTTGTAGCCGGGGATGGGGAGGCATTGATAGACGCCGTCGGTTACCTTACTGATTTTACCGAGCTCGAGGAGTTTTTTTACTTTCTGATTCACAGGTTGCTCAAATGTCTTTGTACTTGCGTCGTAATGCTGAATGGTCTCAACCATTACTCTCACCCCCTCTCTTTACTACTTCTATCTCAACCGGTATAATACCCTGTTTAAGATCAGCAATTTTAGCAAATGCCTTTTTGCTAAGGTCAATGATGCGGCCTTTTTTGACGAGTCTCTTGGCCGGTCCGCGATCAACGACCACAACAATGACCATTTTCCCATTCTCCAGATTAGTAACGCGCAGATGAGTTCCAAAAGGAAATAGCCAAGAAGCACAAGTAAAACTATTTTCATCATATGGTCTCCCACTGGCAGTCATGATGTGCGGGAATGGGTCGCATGTATCACCCACCCCGCCATACCACGATGCTGTTTCGGAATAACAGTTTGTAGTTAATAATAAAATTAGAAGCCCGCACGAGATTAGACTCTGGATTTTTGTTTTTCCGTAAAGCTTTCTTTGATATAGTGGTGGTAAGAACGACGCTTTTGCGTGTGCGGACTTCATGATTTTATCCCTGGCTTGCTGAGTAGGCTTTGCCTAACTCTGCTATCAGCTTATTTGCCTCTGGAATGCTTGGAATCTCCTCCATCTTCGAATAACCCAAACCTCCCAATACCTTCTGGTATATCTTATCCCCTACCTTTGACCTGGCTTTGGCTATGGTGTCCTGAATATTTTGGGGCAGGGGCGATTTTATTAGGGGTTCTTTCTCGGGTTCCTTGGCCGGTATGGCAGCATTCTTATTGGTCTGATCCGCTATTGCCGGCACATCGATGGGTTCTTCCCAGCTGGTTGTATCTGGCAAATCCATCGCGCTGTCTATGCCTTTGCGGTACTCCCGACTGGTTTCGTCTACTGCTATGGCGCGCTGCAGTTCTACAGAAAGAGGCAGTAGCTTGGCCAGCTGTATCAGAACCGTCTTCATGCACATTGCGTCAGGATCCTTGGCCCATGGGGAGCTGGGGTAAAATTCGCCCTTTTCTTTATCGTAGGTCTTGGCATGCTTCCTGCCGTGTTCCATAGCCTCGTCTTTTGACATAAAACGGAATACGCAGCCACCACTTTTCATCTTAGCTATGGCATAGTATCCGATGACTGGCCCCCGATCGCCAAGCACTGGCTTATGCTTTATAAAACTGTCTGTTCCATACACATAATCAAAAGAATCCTCTTTGTGTACGGTCTGCATCTCAATGGATAGGGCGACTTCATGCCGGTAGAATAACTCAGCCAAACCCTTATATCCTATGAGTGCCTGGACCTCAGGAACTACCTTCCATTCTTCCTTACCATTTACTATCAACTTGCGTTTATTTCTAAAAGGCAGAAGATACGCGCGACCGGCAATAGGCTCAAGGCCTATCTGGGCAAGCACGAATAGGCTGCCTAAGAAACTCTGCGGTGTACATTTAGCAAGTTCTGGGTTTATGCGTATTGATGTTAGCGCTATCCGGACCAGTCGTTCCGGATTAAGGTGTGCTGGTAAGGTTTGCCCGAGCTCCTTTGCCGATTGTCTTATCAGTGTTTCCAGGCTGGTTTGTTCTCCTGTCTTCTCTAATACTTTGCTTACTTCTCCCTGTTTTGCCATGGCCTCCTCCTTATTTCTTTATGGCGTATCTCAATACTCGTTTTTCTTTTGGTGGTGCGTATTTTTCATACATCGCCGGCTCTTCTTTTTTGAAAAGTTCTGTATCAATCCTCCTTTCAGTTTGGTTCTTCCAAGTAATCTTGAATTTATTCGTCACCCCGGTTTCGAAGGTCTTAAGCTTGGCCCTTAAGCAGTTCTTCTGCTCTTCGATTTCTTTTTCTAATACCTTATAATCTGCCTGCATAGAATCAAGAGTCTCTACAAGTGCGTTTGTATCATCACCGAGTTCGATAATGCTTTCCTCTGCGGCCTTGGGGAATAAGGCATAAAGTATGCCGCCGTCCTCTGAGGTTATAGTCATAGGCATGACTTTCGGCACGATGAAGTTATTCCAGAAAGCTACCTCTTTGGCGACCATGTCGTTTATTACCTTCTCGTCCCGGGTTATTTCCTTCCACTTGAAGTCCATGTTGCCTATCAGCACGGCGATGTAGGCCTTCTTTATGCCGGTTACGGCCAGGTAGTGCACACACTGGATTATGTATTCGATGGGTATTTCTTCTCCTTCCCACTCTCTGGTCTTGAACATGTTCGCTGTTTTACATTCAAGGATTGCATCTTCTCCGATTACCTTCCGGTCCAGATTCGCCCCGAGGAATGGGTATTTAGGATGGAATATCGTATCGTTTACGCGCTGCACTTTCTTGCCGGTTTCCTCCATGAAGAACTCGGAAACGGTTTGCTCGAGTTTGTTACCCAGCTTTATGCATACCTTATCCGATATATCCAGCGGTACTACCTGACCGGTTTTTATTGCCCATACTTCAAGGGGAGTTTTGTACCGGGACAGGCCCAAGATTGCCGCAGCATCGCTGCCTCCGATATAATTCTTTCTTGCCTCTACCTGTTCTTTGGTTAGCTCCATATTATCCTCGCGTTTCTATTTTGAGTTCTCCGTCAGTGACTTCAGTCACGAAGAACTGGAAACCCTCGGTTTCTCCTATCTGCTTCAGAAATTCTTCCCTTACTGTCTCATCGAGATGCTCGAGTTTATCTACACAGATTAACTTGAGGGGATTATCTTTTGCGAGTACCCTGGCGATATCCAGACATGTCCTTACCTGCTGGGATGTGGAGAGGTTTGACAAGGGCAGGTCGTTTATCGTCACTATCCCTTTACCGTCTACGCCGAGGCCTTTGATTGGCAGTTCTACTTTGGTGAGTAGTTCGTGTGGCTTGAGGCGCGCGGCATCAACCAACTTGTCATAACGCTGCGCGGTGGTAGTTTCGGCCTCAAGGCGTTGTCTTAATGCCTCTACTTCTTTGGCCAGCGGTATGTAGGATTTCATTTGCTCGGCCTGGGTGCATCTTTCTTTTATGGGGTTTGTGTCAATGAGTTGGTGAACCTCGAGGAAGAATTCTGCCTGTTTCTTCTTTGTATCTAACCTGGCCAGTTCTCCTTTTCTGTTTTCGTTAATGTCGTATAGTTGCACCTGAGTTACTTTATCCATGGCTTGTTTCTTTTCAGCCAGACTTAGTGCATCGAGGTTTTTTATGTCGGTCTTTAGCGCTATCTTCTGTTTCTCAAGTTCCTGAATTTGTGCGTCTATGACCTCTATCTGTTGCCTGAAGTCGTTCTTCCGAGTCTCTATGGTATCCTTGGCCTTTTTAAACTCAGCTGCCCCGTATTCCTTGACTTCCTTTTCCTTAAGGGCGTATTTGTTATTGATGGCTTCTACGGCGTTGGCGTATTCAGTGAGTACTTCGGAGGATACCTTGATATCCAAATTTGTGTTCTCGGCGTCTCTAAGTTCAGCAAACAGTTCGCCCAACTTTACCTCTACCCAATCCTCGAGCTTGTAGTTATCCGGCAACCTCTTGGCTACGGCCGCGCATTCGTCTTCAACAGCCTTCACCCTGGCGTTTGCCTCGCGCCTGGCGTCGTAAAACCATTGCTCTAAATCCTTTAGTACCTGCAGGCCATGCTTCTCGTAGTTTACTTTTGGCGCTTCTCCAAACCAGGCCTGCGCATCTGCTGATGTTACTGTAATTGGCAAAAGTCCAAGCAGGATATCGGTCTGCTCGGTATCTTTCTTCGTCATAAAATCGACAGGGTTAAACGCGAAGACATCGTGGCTTCGTTTACCGTCTGAGCCGAATAATTCTTTAAGGAAAGTCTCTGGGGCCTTTATCGGTTGGCCATCCTTGGTTACCTTTACCGAACCTGCGTCTAATCCGGCTTCGTCTTCTTTTACAGTCCGGCGTATACTTATGCCATCATCTGTGTCAAGCTCGATATATGCCTTATCTGCTCCGGCCCGGACGAACCGCGCACGTCGCTTTGTGTTATGGATCGCCTTCTCTATGGTCTCGAGTATCGATGTCTTGCCCCGCTCGTTGCCACCACTTATTACATTGACCTTGCCTGGGTTTATGGCGAGCTCCTCTATCCCCAAGCAGTCTTTTATTACCAGTCGCTTAATCATTTCCCCCTCCTTAAAGTTTATTTAACAAATGCCATAATAAGTAACCCGAGTACCACGCACACCAAAATTACGGTAGCGTTAAACGGCGCTTCACGGATGCGTTTGTAGTAATACGGGTGTATCTGTTTCAAATGTGGGTTTACCAACATAAGGACTCCTTAAAAACTTAAATTGTCAAATCGCCAATCACTGGCTGGAGCGGACCGGACGCACATAACTGAGGCTGCCCTTAAGGCCGACGTCCACGACGCCGAAGTAGAAGCGCACGCACGACGCGTAGCCTGAAACCCAAGCGCAAGAATCTCCCGTCCAATAGTAATCATCAGTCTTAGTGTCTGGAAATATCTCTTTATCTATAGCGGGATTGTATTTTGTAATATCCAGAAGTGATTCGAGTTCTTTGCGGGTAGGCAACCGGCAACCCATTTTTTTGCATTCTTCATTAGCTTCTGCCCAAGTTAATTTCTTAGATAACGTCGGATACCAAATAAGCTTTTCCTGGGTATCGGTTACTGTGCTATCAGAATTACGGACGAAACGACCGTCTTTGCTGCGAAGAGTCGACGTAATAACGACTGACTGCGGTTTTAGATAATCCCTGATTTCCTTCAAAACGCTCAAAACTGTTTCTTTTACCATTGCCCCCTCCTTTTATTTTGGCTGGGCTAATAAGCCTTCAACCTCGTCCCAGTAGAACCTGATTGCTCGGTTAGCGCCCAGCTTAACCGGTCTTACTCCTGGCAATAACTCCGGCCAGTTATTACGAACATACTTAACGCTATATTTAAGTCTCTCCGCTATGGTCTTAATATCTACAAGTTCCCGCGGCATACCGACCCCTTACAATAAATTTTGTTGTTGATATTTAAGATTTAAAAGTGACTTGGGGTTAAATCTTTTGTTTCTATTATTCTCCCCAAGCTCAATAAACCGAGAATTGCTAAAGACATAATCGCCATCATTATCTTTGCGATCTATACTTGGGCGTGTCAGCAAATACGCCTTATCTCTGAACCATAAAGTCTTAAAATCTTCCAATGTCATTAAAAATTTAATCTTCCCAAAATAAGAGCCGTATTGATAAACACAGCGACACCTGGCACAATTATAATGAGTAAACCAGGGGTGTCTTTTTCTCCAATCTCTTATTGAATTTTTTATCTTTTCCGTCGACATTCTACCTTCTCCTACAGTCCACTACAAAAAACTACGCTTATTACAAAACACTACAATCAGGTGTAGTTTTTTATGCTATACTTCCTCGCGTGTAAGGCTTCAGTAATCAAAACTAAAAGCTCATCTTGAAAGTCGCGCGTATTTTTATCCGCTTCTTCATCAATGAGCCTTTTGGTCTTTTCGGGTAGCCTTATTGACAAGGGTTTATCTTTTTTAGAATAGGCCATGTTTATTTATCGTTGTCGTCTTCTGGTTCTTTATTGCGATCGTATGTACAGATATCGCCAACATCGTAGCCAGTGAGGTCACAGAGTTTACGAAGAACATTCGGTGTAACCTGCCGGTTGCCTTCAATAATTTTATAAAGAAGACTCGGGCTGACATTAATACTTTCAGCAATCTCTTCGATGCTCTTAGGAGGTGTAATTTTGCTGACTAACCAGTTTTTGATAACTTCTTTTTTTACACATATCATTCCCATGGGATTCTCCTTTATCAAAATTTTTGATATTTCAGGTTAAAAAAATATGCCTTTGGGCTCACAAACAAACTATATCAAAAAAATTGATTTTGTCAAGTGTTTTTTTTACTCTTTTAAGATGGCGTTAAATAAGAGTGATTTTATCCGACGAGAAAGGCAACTTTTGCATATCAAAATTATTGAAATATTTTTGCTTGTTTAGTATGACAATATGTGATAAAAGGTAAATATGACAATCGGAGAACAAATTAAAGAATTGCGAAAGCAAAAAGGCTGGAGTCAAAAAGAGCTGACTGTTAAATTACAATTACGTTCTCAAGGGACAGTCTCATCTTGGGAAACTAATGTAAGTGAACCCAATCGTAAACAGCGCAAAAATCTCTGTGAAATTTTTGGTGTTACTGAGGGCGAACTCTTTGGCGAAAAACCCATCATTGAGTCTTATGGCCCTGAAGTCTCAGAGGCATTAAAAGACCCGACAGCAAGGAGGATGCTTATAATTACCTATAAAAATAAAGAAGGCATTAAAACCTCTTTGGAAATTTTTTCAAATCTTTCACCCAAAAAAAGACAAGCGATCTTAGACTTATGCAGATAAAAAGAATATTAATCTTATTTACCTTAATGATATCTTTAACTGGCTGTGCCACCCAGGCAAAATATGATAGACGGTTGGGTACATGGGTAGGACATAGTGTAGATGAGTTATTTTCACGTTGGGGATATCCAACATCGTCTTTTGCAGCGCCTAATGGTGAAGATACTGTCTATGTATACCCCACTGGTACAACGGTAACAATACCTTCTCAAACTTCTTACTCTGGACAAGTTACCCCATGGGGAACGTATTCTGGAAGCGGGTATACTTGGGGAGGGCAGTCGATAAATCTTTGGTGCAAAACTTATTTTGTAGTTAATAAAAACAAAATGATAACTTCCTACAGTTATGAAGGCAATGCTTGCGTGTCTCGTTAATTAAATGGAACTGAAAGATAGAATCAAAGTCTTACGTCAAGAGAAGCGTTTTACTCAGGCCCAGCTTGCCGAAGAAGCCGAAGTTGACCAATCTACCGTTTCCTACTGGGAGAAAGGCCGGCAAGAACCCAATAAAGAGCAAAGAAAAAGGCTTTGCAAGGCTTTGGGAGTTACTCTTTCTGGACTCTTCAAGGATGTAGATTTATGACAATATGACATATAGAAACACTTGGCTTCTCACAAAGCTTGTCTTGAAGTTCTTGGGATGCATATACTTTATCTATGTTATGATAATGTGTGGCATAGCTAATTTTACCTGTAAAAATCAACGTCTATTACTTCCCTGGGGCAAAATGGTCATCCAACACTCTTGTGATTATTCATTCCACTAATGAGCTCTCTCTACCGTCGCAATAATATCTATTGGCTATCTTTCCGGCACCACGGCAAAAGCTACTGCATAAGTCTTGGCACCCGGGATCGCTCTACTGCAGTCTATCTCAAAGCCAAGAAAGACCAAGAGCTGGCAGAGAATAGGTATATTATCCGCGAAGACGTTGCTTGCGATAAAATCCTTGAAGAATACGATAAAGCGACCGAGCATTACAAAGTCAAGAAAACTCACAAGAATGACTCCGCACGTATCAGGGCCTTTCTCTCTTGGTCGGGAATTAAAACCCTAAACCATATCACTGAAAAGAAACTCCAAGATTATCTTAATCACCGTATTAAAGAGGACAAGTTATCTCTCAATAGTTGCAACCGGTATATTTCAACCCTTAAAGCTTGGCTTAATTTCGCTGTCCGCAGGAAGTATACCTTTATTAATCCAATAAAGGACTTTAAAAAATACAGGATTCCGCAGAATCCCCCTAAATTTCTGGATCAAGCAGAAACTAAACGGATACTGGATGCCGCAAAAGACACCCGGCTATATGCGCCTATCCTTGCGGCCTTCTATACTGGAATGCGCAAAAAAGAAATTTTCACGTTAGAATGGCCAGACATAGATTTTGCTCGGGATGTAATTACCGTAAAGAATAAAGACGGCTTCTTGACGAAGTCAAAGAAATTCAGGATTGTACCGCTTCATCACCTATTAAAGGAATTTTTGCTGCCACTTCAGAAAGACTCTGGCCGGTGTTTTGATGAGACTAACTTTAAACATTCCTTCCCAGATATTATAGAAAAGGCGAAGTTAAGGGACGTAGGCTTTCATCACTTCAGGCATACGTTCGCGTCAAGATTGGCTATTTCAGGCGTGGATTTATATACGATTGCGCAGGTGTTAGGGCATTCCTCGATTGCCGTAACTCAGCAATATGCCCATCTTACTAAAGATTATATCAAGGCTTCAGTTGAAAAGCTAACCCTTTAAACTTCACTACAAAATTCACTACATCAAAAAGATTAACTTCTTATAAATCAAGAGGTTAAGCGAAAACTTCCTCGTCCTACCACTGAGCTACCTCGGCAAATATCTATCTTAATGATAATGCTAAATTTATGTATTTTGTGCTTTTTATCGTCGGAAAATAGGTAACCACACCCAGCCACCCTATTCCATATTACTCAATGCTATTCCACAACGAGTTACTACAATTTCACTACATTCAAGATGGCCGTGAGCCTACATCAAAAGTCTTGAATTATAAATTATAACACAGCTTTAGAAAGGCGCAAGAGATTTTTCTCTGAGATGTAATATCGTCTCAGGCCACATTCGTCTAAAAACAATCGCCAGCGGATAATCCGTTTGGTTTCCTCAATCAATTTTTTGCTTGGGTATCTTCTCATCTGCCACCTCCTACTATAATAGACGTAAGAAGTGGTAAAATCTAACAGATTATTTTGCAATAAGGAGGAGGCCAGAATAGGTAGGGGAGGTTGGCCTACTTCTTCTGGCCTTTAGGACAGTGGGCATCTGTCCGGGGAGTTGGTATAGGTATAATTACTCTATATACATCCCATTTAGGATACAATGTTATAGTGGTACGAGATATTGTTTGGCTAAAAACATCCTTTGCGGGAATTAAATAACAAGAAGAAGGTGTTGCTACCCATAAGAGATCAAAATCATCTTGAGTATAACAATAGGAAACAATTTTCGCAAATCCGCCAGTATCTATTTTGGTGTTTCCATAAACCCTTAAATCCACTATTGGATGACTTTGTGGCTTCTTCAAATGGGATGTCCACTTGCATTGAACTCTTTGAAAAATATTGTTTTTTTCTATTACCAAGTCATATCTTCCCCGATTCCCATAAGGAGAAAGAACTTGATAACCATTTGAAAGGAAATATACCGTTGCTAATGATTCGCTATATTCCCCACGAGATTTTGAACTTAATAGATTATCCATTGAGTTATTCATTCAGGCGCCCTGGAAGACGCTTTATTTAATTATTGCAGATTTACCGCCTTGATTTTTGCATTCATTACTCTATCAACCGCTCTCTGCGACAACAACCAACCATCATATTTAGCAGTTATAGTCTCCCCCGATTTTACTTTTACCAATTCTGATTGGTCTAATACATAAACAGATATTCGGCTACAACCTACCAAAACCGTCAAGGAAATCAGAAGGAGTACCATCAGGTTTATTCGCATTATCCAAATCCTTTCGTGCTTGTTCTGCTTGCTTACGCTTCTCTGCATTCTTGCGGCCGAAGTATTTCCATAGACCTATAACGATTGCAAGGACAGAACCAATAATCGTAAGTATTGAAGTTCCCATATTATTTTGGTCTATCTACATCCGCAGGTGTATTTACGTTAAGGGCAATATATTTACCTAAAAACTTGACGATTTTTAATAGGATAGTATTATCTTTCAATGTTGGTGTTAACTTAACAATGATACTTGCCGCACCTATTATGGCCGCTATTCCCTGTGCTATTTGTAACCAGTTCGCCTGAAACCATTTCACTATTTCCATTATTTGGTTCATGCTTCCTCCTTTTTTACCAACCCCGCACCGTCACAAATACATTGTAATGATCCGTATAAAAAGCGCAAGCGAGGTTATCGTTAAATAACAAGATATCTCTATGTTCAGGACTATTCGCGAATTGCTCAAAGATTATTGCGCGAAGAGTCTCGCGGATGTCACGAAAAAAACTACGTGCTGCACAGGCCTCGGATTTACCCGGGCGCAGATGTTCCGGGGCATGACAGCAATCTTGAACCTTGACCATGTAAAAACAATGCCAGAGGCAATTCTGGTCTTCTTCATAGTGGTCAAAGATGGCCGAATGCCTGCCGTTTTGTTTTCTGAATTCGGCAATGAGTTGTTTTATCATTTTTTACTTATCACTCCCCACGCTATCCCCAAAACTCCTACAAGTAGAAGGGTAATCAAATACCATTGGTTTTTAACCTGGGTGCAAATACTGCTCAATTTACTTTTGGTCTTAATGATAAACCCTTCTTCGGTATCAAAAATACTCTTATCTACCTTTTTGACAAAATTCTTGACAGTCTCGTCGAGGCTTTTCATATCTTGGGTTTGTGCGGTATAAGCAAGTTTTACCTCGTTGATTAACTTGTGGGTTTCGTCAATTCTGAGGTGGATGCGTTCTGCTGTTTTGTCGTCCATAGTTATTCCTTTGCCACTACATAAACATCAACATCTAAGACGTCATCAGTATCAGTGTTGGTAGCAGTAACTACCATTCTCACGTAAGGGACATTTAAGTCTTTATTGAACCAGCAGTAATAATATCCGTCTGCAGAGATGGTTTCTGACGTCTGAAGGGTCGCCCCGCCGGCGTAGTCAAAGAAAGATGCGGCCATCCAGTTTGAGTTATCGTAGGATATTTGGAGACTTACTGCTGCCGAGATGGAGTTGCCTACCTCTGTTTCGTCGTATTTGACGAAGAATGCCACTTTATCATAACCCTGGATATTTGTCGCTGTTGAGTTCACGGTGGTGGTGACAGCATTGAAGGTCGTATCCACTATCTGAGATGTTAACACCCTACTTGCTTGGGCCGTGCCACATAACATAAACAGAGCGATTGCTGCAATTACTAAAATTCTTTTAAACACTTGACTCCTCCTTTTTTAAGGTTACTTTGTTATTTTTCTTTATCTTCTATTATAAACATCGACCAGATTGCTATAAAAAATCCCAGCAATAATTCTTCTGACCTCGCCACGACGGGATTGATTGTACCGAGCACTATACAAATGACTGATGTAATCGTAATCGCCAGGCAGAATAAAGTCCAAAATCGCTTCTTATTGAAGTTCTGGTCGAATAAGTGCGTAATGTTCGTAAAGCCGTTGGCGAAGCCAAATAATAAGCGCTTCCAAACTTTCAGCCAAAAGTTTGCAGCTCCATACCCCAGAGATAAGCTAAACATTAAAAGCGGCACCTGCAGGAATACCCGCCAGTCCCGGCTAAACAGATACATACCGCCGCCAAGCCAGAGGGGAGCGATAAAACGCCGGAGCCATTTATACTCTATCCCACCAAGTCCGTATAGTAAGGCAAATCCACAAACCCAAAGCAGTTTGACTAATACCTTAATTTGAAGCTTGTATTCACTCTTCATTTCTCTACCATCCCCTCAACTTCCTTACGCGTGAACCCCAGCTTGAATAACTCACAATTAGGGTCATCTTTGTATTCATATTGATAGCGCTCTGTTTTTATTGTACCATTTTCGCCCGATAGAATAGTGCATCACGCTTTAATGAATATCCTTGAGCCTATTTATATGAAGATGTTTATTCACGACAGCTACGCCTACCGCCAGCAATCAGCAACCGATGACACATTAGCCTGTGTTACTTTTCAAAAAACGTCGCCGAGCGTGTTCCGTGTTCGGCTTACTTCGTTAAACGGGCTCCGCGCAAAACCGGCAACCGAAATCCGAATGCGTAGCCCAGCGAGAGTCAACCGTATACCGACCCCGGGAACCGCAATGCACGCCGTGGTCCCAACCACCGCCAGCAACCAGCTCTACATCATTTGTTTTTGCGACGCGATATAATTGACCCTTATCTCCGGGTAAATCGTACCACCCGGCTGTAACCGCATCTTCCCACATTGTGGCATGTTCATCTAACCACTGCCAGAGCGCACCACAGGCGTCTTCAACACCTATATTGGAAATCATACGCCTTGAGGCTGTATCTATATGCCCGCCGGTAGTGCCGGGGTCACCTGAACCGTAGATATTTGTACCTTCATTTGACCCTGTGGCTATAACTTGAAATTCAGGATCAGTTAACATTTTTTTCTTTACCGCTCCACCATCATCTGTAAAATCGTTCCAGTCGCGGGTGTCGCTTATGGTCCCGCCGTTTACTGAAAGCGTAGACGCTCCGGTCCCCGAGGCTAAGTAAATATCTACCCACTTGTTTATGCCATCGCTGTATACCATACCTTCAGGATTAGCGAATTTAGGCTTAAAGTTTAAGTCCCAAATTGAGGCTGGCAGAACATCGCCAGCTACAAAATCGGTCAAGGTATGGCCTGAAATAGTGCCTACGGCTACACAAAGCCCGTGAAAACCGCCAATCTTACGGCTGGTTGTGCCACTATATCCTGATGGCGTAGTTGAATTGGCAGATAGCTTAATCGTAGGAGCTGATCCACTTACAGGCACGCAGGCGTAAATATAGAAGTCTTTGCCTGCGCGGTTTGCAGCCGTCCTGTAATCTGTTCCGGCAATAGTATCCCAGTTAGCTTCAAGAGATAAAGCTATCTCTGCTTGAGCGGTCAAGAAGTAGACTGTGCCGTTTATATCTACTGAGAGCTTGGCGGGTGTTAAGATGGTGTACCTGTTGGCTGCTGTTGAGTACGGCGTCTTTAAAATCCACTTCTGGTCGCGCTGGTAAAGCGAAGGATAAAGAGCTGCTAACTTCTCAGCAAGATAACCGGCCGCTGCGTCTCCTGAGACGTTCTTTACTTTTTCGTCCGAGCCTGCCGGACCTGTTGCTCCTTGGGTCCCGGATACGTTTATAGTCCAATCTGTATGCGTTCCGCTTCCTCCGATATCCAAGACGTTTACTACTAAGGACGTGCCGGTATAGCTTGTTACCTGGCCGTGCATGTAGTTTGTCGGGTCGGCATCGCTGGTGATTAGAATAAACTGACCGGCTGCGAATTGCTTACCGGCTTGAGTGGTAAAGGTCTTACTGCCGGTTGCTATGGCTATGCTTGAGGTTGAAGTAGCTTTAAGGGCGGCGGCATAGTTTTGGGCTAAATCCCGCGCTGCTTCCGCGGCCACTTGGGCGGCTTCTGCGTTTGTCTCGGCCGTTTCAGCATTGGTCTCGGCTGTCTCTGCTGCGTTCTTGGCCGTGACGGCGTCGTTCTTGGCGGTCACTGCATCGTTTTTGGCAGTTATGGCCGTATCTCTGGCGCTCTCCGCTGCGGCTTGGGCGGTCTCTGAGTTGGTTTCCGCAGTCTCAGCGTTGGTCTTAGCGGTTTCGGCTGCTGACTGAGCTGCTTCCGCTGCGGCTTGGGCGGTCTCTGAGTTGGTTTCCGCAGTCTCAGCGTTGGTCTTAGCGGTTTCGGCGTTGGTTTTAGCTATCTCAGCGGCTGTCTGAGCCGCTTGGGCGGCTACCTTCGCTGCTTCAGCTGCAACAACTTTCTGGTTAAGTATCGTAATAAATGCTTCTGTATCGTCACTGGTGGGAATTTGGTCTACCGGATATTTTATCGCTCGGCTTAGCGCCTCATTCTCTTGCTGCGCAATCATTGTAACTTTATCCAAGGCAGCCTCGACTGTTTCAGCGTTAAATGGCCCTTGGTTGACCCAGTCAGAACCCTGAGATAATGGTTCACTCCGCAGCAATGTTATCTTTTCGCCTGTGGCCAATAAAGGCAAACCTGATGCTACCGTCGGATATGTAACGTATTTGTTCACTACGCTGACGGAATAGTTACTGGTTATCTCGGTTATGGCACCACTAATAGCGGTTTTATACAACTTGATATCTGAGCCGTCCGCGGTAGCTATTGAAAAAGTAAAATCCCAATTTCTGGTCGTATTATTGCCATTGTAAACATGTTTTATACTTCCTGCCTGTACGGTCATGGTTCCTCCTTATTGTAGTTCGTCTATAATATCTTTTACCGTATCTAACGGTGCTATGTAAGTTTCCTCTATGCCTTGCTGTATTTTAAACTTGCTGGGTTTTTGCGCTCCTGGGACATGTAAATATTTCGCTAATGCTTGCATAGTGAAGAAGAATTCCTTTACTACTGTCAGTGTCGGATTATCGGTTATCATCTTCGTCAGGTCGCCCTGCGATATCAGGCTTATTAAACTGTTGACTACCTCAGACATGGCTTGTGCTATTTGGGCTGCTTTTTTAAACCCTGCCTTTGCAAGTTCATAACTGAGATACATTCCTATGCTATAAAATAATAATGCCTTTGATAATCTCTGCGAATCTTGCCCCTTATAGTTACCCTGTTTCCATTCTTCCTTGGCACCGTTTACTATCCGGCGTAGCATCATGGCATCAGTTATGCGCCAACGATTCATCTGCATAATCATACGGCCAAGTACAGTCTGGACCCACAGGGGGCTTTCTGTCTTTGAAAATACGCCCTGGGTTATGGCTATGGCATCTCGCAATTTTCTTGATCTAACCGGAGATATGTTCTCGGTTTCCCATTCCTGATCCGTTAATTCACTTACGAACATACAGGTTCTTATCTCTACTTCGCCGGCTTGCTGACCGATCATAGCTATGTCTTGAAGCTTCTTTAATTTTCCTATGCCACGCTGGGAATAGTCGGCATATGTTCCCTCAAGTACTCCATGCTCTACGGCGAGTTTATATGCCTTTTTGGGATGAGAGATAAATCGTTGCTTACCTTTTAGATAAGCCGGAAAGTCCTGCCATATTATGGCATTGGCTTCTCCGGCGATTATATTCTTAAGAGCCGATCTCCAATTCAAGGATAGTAGTTTAATATATCCTAAATCTACAATTCCGTCGGCTACGCGACTCAGCCACCCCATCTTACCGGACCTGAATTCATAATCCAGACCTCTACCTTTTAAGTTCTGCAGGAATTTCTTTAACCACAGAGCACTTTTCCCTTGAATAATTAGTTGTGTTGCCACCTGACCCAGAGGGAGTATCCGGTCAAGAGCAATCTTTGTTTCGAATAAAGACGAGTATTCATGCACTATCTTGCGGATGTTGGTCGTTGGCTCTATGCCACCCTTACGCTGTAAGGCAAAACGGAAAAACTTCTCACTGCCTATGATATTGTCAAGCTCGAGCATAATATCAGTCGGTATCCCTTTTTCTCCAGCTTGCTCTTCGAAGTACTGTTTCAATGCTCCTATTAGTCCCTTCTCGAATATCTTCTCAGTCAGTGGCTGCTCCAGATGCGTTATATAATTCTTGCGAAATTTCTGGAGGGCAAGTTTTTCTTTCGCCATTGCGAAGAAGTTCTTTAAATAAGCTACTACGGCCGTTTCTTCTTTGGTAAGCTCTACGGCTTCTCCGCTTAAGGCCCGGAAGATCTCCTTATTCTGAGAAGTGAAGAATCTCTTTATTTTTTCTTTTGTGGGAAGTTTTCTTGATTTCTCGGCTTTGGTCAATATCTCCTCGAGCTGATTATCACGCCGGCGCACTTCTTCCTGCGCGGATTCTACCCTTTCGTTTATCTCATTGACTATCTTTTGCACCAAAGGATTGCCTTCTTTTATGTCTACGGTCGGGATGAGTTCGTTGGCTACTCTGCTCATAATCAGGCCTTCAAGGAGCTGCGGATTATTACCAAATTGTTCTATGGCTATTCGCTTCGGCATTATAGCGAGGTCTTTCACGTCCTCCAGTAAACCCTTTAATACATTTATTTGTTTTTCGGATAATAGCTTATCGCCTACCTTCATACCTTCAAGATAATCAACGAGCTTCTGTATCTGGGGGATATCAGTATTCTTCCATTCTTTTATGCCAAGATATTTCCTTATCCTTGATACCGTGATGTTAGACAACATTTTGCTCTTTGCTATTAGATTTATTTTTGCTATTAATTCTTGCTTCCTTACTTCCTCTTGAAGCTTTAACTCATGCTCTCCAAGCCACTCAATAAACTTTGCACTTTGTCCAGTAACTCTTGGGGTAACGTATTGTTGTCCTGGCTCAATAACTCCTTTTCCTGGGGCTCCAGGTTGTCCCATAGGCCGTTCAGCACCAGCGCCGACGCCAGAAACATATTGCTGGGGTAATTTAAAGTTGATGAAGCTGATGATTTCATCTCGACCGCTCCTTTCGGCTACTGCGCCTATCGCCTTATTAATATTGTAAGGAAGCTTATGGGCGCGCAGCCAGTTTATTAATTCATAGTCAGCGTTATTGGTGTATATTATCTTGACGCCTGTTTTCACTAAGGGCATTAGGTGCTTCTCTAAATTCTGCTTATGCCCGGGCCAGGTTGTATCACTTACGCCGACGGAGTAGGTTCCGGCGGCTTCTGTAGGACTTAGGTATTGCGGATCCACTATAACCACTACCGTCTCTTCTGTATTTACCTTGCCGGCCTTTATATCTTCGGTCAGTTTATCCATTGCATCCCAAGCATCACTTTGGATTACTGGCATCCCTTGGTCTCTCTTTAACTCATTATCTAATTGCTCATTGAAACCTATCAGCTTATCTACGATATTCCTTATTGCCGACTCACCTTTGGCGGTGCGGATAATACCTTGTGTCCACTGGTATCCAGTCTCGGTCTTGCTTATAGAGAATATGCTCGCATTTTCTAAGAAGTAATACTTCGCGCTGGATTCCGGGCTAACAAACTTATCAGTTGCAGCTTCCTGTAGTAACTTATCTCCAAACTCTTGGATTACTTCTCTGGTAAAATAATACCGTTCTTTTCTTAGTCCCATCTTTAACCAAGAATTAAGCATATCGAGAAAGTCTTTATTATCCTTGGCCGGCGGGAGATTAAAGGCATCTTTCATCAGGGCAACGAAATCGTTCATAATATTTACAAGCGTCTGCTTCATTACCTTTTGTTTCTCGGGGTCCTGAATGTTTTTATAATAGTTAAATCTCTCGTCGCTGAGTTCATTTAAGGTATAATCTGCAGCTGGAATATCTGAAAATAAGCCAACACGATATCCTTTTGCGCCGCCGAAAAGGTCAAATACTTTTTTGATTCCTTGCTTTAACGCTGCTTTAAATTTACTGGGCAAACGGGCCAAAACCTCAGCCTTGTTGCCAAGTAATGCAAAAGGCATATCTTTAAATATCTTGGCTCTTTCTTCGTAGTCTATATCTTCCTTTGTGCTTATCACCGACCCGTTTCCTACGCCGGTTATTTCACGCTCCGGAGCCCCTGGCTTGACTTTTTTTACTTTAGCTGTTAACCCGCGCTTTAGTTCTGCTTGCCTGGCTTTGGAATATTGTGCTTCAAAACCGGCGGCGCGACCTTCAATTTCTTTCTTAAAGTATGATTCTATGAGGCCTATTACATCTCCTTCGGTTGGTTCTATAGGAAAGCCCATCCCTGCGATTTCGCTTGCGAGAACATCTGGTCTTACGCCAGGAGGAGTTTGACCTTCCTTAGCCCAGAGCCAAGGCAACATCGCCAAGTTATGATATTCTCCTTCTTTTTTAAGTGCTGGGTCGAACTGGCCTTGAAGGTATGTCTTTAATTCCCCTTTGCGCGCAAGATAATCTTCAGTGCCGGCCTCTTCTATTTCTGCGCGTAGTTCATCTGTTATCTCCTGCATGTGCGCGTATGCCCACATCTCAGTTTTTTTGGTATCTTCTATGTTCTCTCCAAGTTCTTTGGCGATTTGCTTTAGAGTTTTGCTTTCATCGATGTATTTCTTCAGAAATTCTTTCTCAGAAGTCATCAGTTTATCTACGATATCCGGCGTGTTCCAAAGCACCATATCTTCCTTGCGCTGTTCAATGCGGGGCTTTGGCTGTTCTTCTTCAGGTTTAGCAGGATGCGTTTCTCCACCGGCCATCGGCTGTTCGCCCTCCCCTAATATCTTGCCTTTTAATTTATTCAGTTCGCCTTCATAAACGGTTACCTGTTTGCCATCCTGCAGTTTTATTTTATTCGGGACAATATTGCCTTCAGCATCGTAGACAGGAAGGGTTCGATATTCTTCACCTTTAGGTAGAGTTACTATTTCGCCTTTGGTGTTTACTATCTTCATTTCCTCATCCATACGGAATATTTTCATCTGGCCTGCTTCAAGCCCTGGCTTGCCGATATCCATTGGAGCCTTACCAAATACTGGTTGGCCTTCGCTTAGAAGTACTTGCTTCATTTGGGGAGTAATAGCGAGGGATTGCTGAGTAGTTAAATTTGCTTTCTCATAATATCCCGGCGTTATTTCTTTTACTTCGTCACCTACTTCTACCGTCTCCACCTGTACCCCGAACTTCTTGGCATAGTCATTAAGCCAATTCGGGATCTGTTTATCATAGAGATTCTGGGCCCAAGCACCGCCGACTTTTAGATCCTCTCCTTTTATGCTTCCTTTTTTCTTCCCGTCGATAATCTTCTGGGCGATATCCTTACCGACATAATTTGCAAGTTGCTTATCATTTACATCTTTAGACTCAAGTATTGTTCCGTCTTTTATAAACTCTACTTCAGTATCGTTCTCTCCGTGTCTAACATACTTTATTTCATCTATGGATTTTGCCAGATCATAATAACCTGCTACCTGTTCTCCTGTTGCCCAAGTTATAAAGTCATATCCGTTCTCTGCGGCATAACGTAAAAGGCGCTTGAGAATAATTTCGTGCCAACGGGTGACGGCGGGGTGTTGAGGTACTACCTTGAATCCTTGACCTATAGCTACACCTTTTTCCATTGATGCCTGGAATTTCCTATAATCTAAATTCCATTGGCTCTGGATTTCGTTGAGGAATAATCCTTTGCGTCCCTGACTATCGGTTACATCTGCTATGCGGGCGTGAGCGAAAACGTTGGGTTCGTCCCAGTGGGGTTCTTTGTATTTAGGCAATGCCTGTCTTTCTGCTTGCGGGACAAGCCCCCAATCTAAAACTTTTTGACCACCCCTCATCACTCCGTATTTTTCACGCAGTTTATCAATTGCTTCTTTCTGGAGAATATCTTCCGACACCCTCAGTAATATCTCCTTATAATTCTCAGTGACGACATTGTATTTGGGGTCGGAGTATTTGGTAGTCATGCCAAGTTGAGATATATTTTCTGCCGGGGGATTTCCTATAATAAAACGGTTATACCTATCAAGGTCGCCTTTTTCTTCTATACTTTCAATATCTCCGGCATCCGTTACTCCGTGCACTTGCCTGCCTTCATCAAACGCCTCGATGGCCCTATCGGCTTCTACAATTTCTGGTTCAGCTGAAGCACGAAACATATCCTCTACTTTTTTAGCTAATTCTCCAATACGATTTAATTCTTTAGCTTCTTTTACTCCAGCCCCAAATGCCCACTTCAGTATTTCATCAGATGTAGCAATATCTCCTGTAGTCGGGTCTATAAAACCTATGGTTTCAGGGTCTTCAGGATTTTGTTGCAATTCCCATCCTGCATCCTTAAGAGCTTGACCTTCAGGTGATTCTTTTACTATTGAGAATCTATCTTTACCACCACCCTTTATCGTTTCCTCTATCGTCAGTTGGTTCTTTTGTAGGTAATCCAACAACTCAGCCTTACCTACTTTTTCTTTACCTTTCAAAAATTCCTCTACTCCGGACCATTCTATCTCTTCTTTAGGTATCTGAGCGCTCTGCAGGATACCGCGAACCTGCTCTACTGGTGCTGATTCTGGCATCTTTTCAGCCAGGGCGGCTGCCATCTTGCTGTAGAAAACAGGGGCTTTTTCGGGTAAGTGTATCATACCACCTGCTGCAGGCTGTCCTCCTGGAGGCATACCTATCCCTTTTGGAGCCCAGATCGCCCCGCCTGCCTCACCTGGTGCTTGTTTTGGGGCTATTTCAGGGGTATATGTCAATCTGTCATAAGTAACCTGCTTGGCTGGGTCTATGGGACCAACTGGTTTTTCTATCTTAGTACGCATTAAGTTATAAAAGGTCTTTACTAAATCGAATATATTTGTCCTGGTTGCCGCTGCATCCATCTTGTCAACATCAAATCCCCATGTGGTTATTACTTCGCCTTTGCCCGGTACTTGTTCTATTTTTGGATTCAGACCTTTTGCTTCCGCTATGTCAATGGCCCTGTTTATAATCCCGCGCCCCAAGGCTGTCTTGGCTAATGTTGGAGCTTCAAATATAAGTGATAAAGCCGTTATCATACCTCCCTGCTTTAGGGCTTGCTCAAGGTCTGTTCCGAATACTGTCTCAAGACCTATGGTTCCTATACCCCTTACTCCAGCCCGGGCTATTGCCGAAAGATACGGACGGCCTATAAACCTAAGCGCTCCGCTGTAATACCAAATCGGAGCCATAATCCCTATTTTTACCGCTTCCTTGCCAAGTTCCCATGCCTTCTCTCCTGGAGGCATAAGCAGGCTTTCCTCTGTTCTTATCTGACCTACTTTCCCTATCAGGCCTACAGTTTCAAATGTACCTAAGGTTCCAAGGAGACTTTGGGGAAATAATGGGGCTGCAGCAATAAATGGTGCGACACCACTTATTATCTGACCCAAAGTAAACGCGACAGGGTGCTCTTTCTGCATGGCTACTGTTTCTGCGGTTTCGGCTCCAGTCTTTTGACCTTTCTTCAGTCCAAACGGTTGTGATAAATCCGGGCGATATCCGAATGGCTTGGTAAAAAACCCTACAATGCCTTCAGTATAAGGCACGGCGAATGATCGGAATGCCCCAGGGTCTTGCTGCTCGCTATCCAATACAAACTTTACCTCATGGGCAGTCAGCGGCCGGTTGATATTATCTTTTATCTGTTTATGAAATTGCGAGCGTAGGAATGCATCATAACCATCTTCGCTATCGACAGGTTCGGTAAGCTGCAGGGCCGTGTTGATATCAAATTCCTTCGACATGGTAGCTACCCCACCTTCTTCTGCTATGGGAATGGCTGTTTTTATATCAAATCCTGGCATTACTTTTTCTCCTCTTTCGCTGCTTTCTCTTTATAAGTTACCACTGGCTCTATGGTTCCATCTGGATAAACAATGGCTTTATTGCCATAAGCATCCATCATCAGCTGACCTTTTGGTGATAAGGTTGCTGCCTCTGGAATCTTCTGGTATATATGATTCTGCATTATCACTTTTGCTGCATCTTGGGGATTCGCTTGCCCTTGCTGCAGGGTGCCTAATAGCTGTTTGACTCTCAGGGTTATTTCCTCGTCGCTGGCGTTGTTTTTCCCCATCCACGACTTTAGCGACTTTATTGCACTGTTTATCGGCCCAGTGTTGCGATTGAATTCTATGTCTTTTAAGTTTGTCTTTAAGTTGTTTAAGAATACTGCTTCTTGTGAATTTATAATTCCATCTGTGTAGGCCTCAGACAACTTCTCCCTGGCGTGCCATTTATCTGTGTCCTCATTAATAAAGGCATCGATAAGGTCAACGTATCCTTTTACTGCTTTTGCCCGGGCAGTCGGGTCTTTATCGGGAGTTTTCTCTGTCAGCATTCTATTGAGGTCTTTTTGGATTCCGTTCTGGATTGCTTTTTGGTAGTTCACCAGAATTTTTTTCTTCAGGCCTCCGATATCTTCAGGTATCTGCATTTCGTTTTCTATGTCTGTCAAGGTCAGTTTCCCTTTAGCCAAGTTATCGAGTAGTTCGTTATGCCTTGTTTCTTGACTATCGGTAATCATCCTCTCGGCCAGAGTATTCGTAAAATCGTAGGCCCCCTTGCGTTTTACGGGGTCTTTGATATCGTAGGTATTAGATTCTAATTTTTTCCGAGTAGAAATGGGATCTAAGAATGCGTCTTGTATAGCTATCCTATATGGTATTCCACTTTCTATTTCTTCCTTCATCTTCTCAGATATTTCGGCAGGGACTTTTCCCTTTACTACATTATAAATAGACTGAGCTTTTATCAGGTTATTCTCTGCCATCGCAGATGAGAATGCACTTTTAGCTACCTTGCCCCTTACATCTATCCTCTGAGCCTCGGCGGTTTTTTCATCATATCCATTTATCTTGCTGAGCGTATCCTGGGTAACTATAGCCGCATCTATTGCCCTTATTACAGAAGGGCCGTCCTGCAGCTGCGCGGCGTCATTTACTTGAATATCTAAGTTGGATTTGAAAGAGTTTTGGATGCTCTTATCTATCTCGTTGCGTTCATAGCGGATTATATTATCCCTGTGGCTTAGGTAGGTTGAATCAAGCATTTTCGCCAGGGCATCTTTCTGCTCGGGGGCCGCCACATTATTCAGGTATTTCTTTCTTATGTTGGAGTAGGTCTGGTCGAATTCAGGGGTTATGTTTTGCGTCTGGTCGAGCTTGCGGCTTAAAAATCCCAGGGGTTTTCCGTTCTTATCAGTCTGGTCATTGTACAAGACATTCTGCATTTCCTGACGGAACATCGTGTCCTGCTCTGTTACCTGTTTTGCCATCAATTCTTTTCTGCGCTCTGCTGCCCTCTGCATAATGGCATTGGCTATCTTCATGCCGGTTTCACCGAGCCTGGTTGTTGCTTCTGCCATTTCCGTTCCAAAGGCTGCGGCAGGAGGTCTTAACTCCTGAGGCGTTGAAACGTTTGGGGTTATTCTGCTTGTTTGTCGTTCATAGACCGGAACTTTCATTAGATTTTCTCCTAACCTAATTTATATGGACTCCAAGTTGTCCCAAACTGCTGAGTCTGAATAGTCTGGCCACCTTTACCACCTGTAATAGTTGAACCTTTACTGCCACCGCCTAAACCACCTGCCCCCATCAATGCTATCGATGAGGCCGTGCCTAAAAGGGTACTGGTCATATTTATTGCCGCGGCCTGCCTGGCGGATTTGCCGGCGAATCTATACAGCGTTGCTTGGTTTCTCAGCGCCCAGCCTTTTTCTGCGGCTTCTTTTTTGGCTGCCCAAGAACTTATATCAGCGTTATACCTTATGTTTGCCTCATCGAGCTTGGCTCTGTTGGTAGTATCTGTCAGGATATCTTCTGCTGTTACGCCATATATTCCCATTGCTGCCATAGCAGCTCTCTGCGCACCCTTTACTCTGGAGACATCGCCTTTTAATTCTTTGGCTCTCTGCGCCGCTTCGTTTTGAGCTATGGTTGTCTGCTGTTCTGCTGTCTTTTGCGCCGCTTCTGCCTCGCGTTCGTTCTGGTCGGCTAAATATTTATAGTATTTATCTTGAGACTTACCGGCCTGATATTGTCCGTAGGCGGCTACGCCTCCAGAAGCAGCCATAGCTGCAATTCCTATTCCCAAAACAACAGGTGCGCACATTTAGTTGTTCCTCCTGAATGAAAAATAATGGAAAGGTAGTTTTTCTATACCATAAGGTTTTGCCTCTTCTACTTTAGCCCTGCATAATCTTAACCATCTCACCGACGGAATATTCCTTGCGTCAACATAGTTTTCTAATAAAGGATATTGCTCAAGCAGAAACCCGATGAATATTTTTGATTGCCTGATAAATTCTTTTCTATTCTTTTTAATCAATGCGTCAAAACTATCTGTCGCCAGAAGCCATATACTTGCCTTGTTATCTAATAAAGTAAAAGGCGATATTCCGAACAGAGCGACTGGCACATCTTTGTTCTCTACTGTAAAACAGGATATCGCTGAGTTAAAAGATAACAGTAATGCTTCCTCTGGAGTATGATGATGAGATGCCCAGATTTCGTTCTTGTCGGTTTCTCTTAAATTATCACCCATAATCATAATATCGCTGAGCTGGGATTCTCTTACCCTTACTCTGTTTTTGTTGTAGTATATTTTTCTTTCTGTGTCAGTTTGCATTCGAACCACCCATCCCACCTATACTTATTGAAGGAATTACGGCCAGGATTGTCACTGGTAATGGGTCTTTCTGTCTGTAGAATACCCGGCCACCTTCTGAATAATTTCCGGTTATTGGTTGTTTGTAAAATCCAGATTTTAAATCTATTGGCGAACCCATCGGTTCGTTTGTGCGCTGGGTTATTTCATCAAGGTGATCTGAGTCCGGGCCTATCCAGCCGCCTCTTGAGTTTAAGAACCTGAATTGCACGTTCGATACTTTTAATAACTTGCCCTGCGTGGTGCCTGTGGCTAAACTCAGTTCTATGTCCAGGGTTTCCAAGTCTGATATGTAAGGCAGGCCCACGTGTACTCTTGATGCGGCGACAGGCAGAGTTATTGCGTTATCTGTTACTACTAAATCATTTATAACATTTCCGTCGGCCAACACTACCACTTTCTTTCCTGCAAGGTGGTCCAGGCCAGCGGATATCGATGTTATTACTTTACGCGCCTTACCTGCGGAGGTATACGCAGTGTATGCGCTTGAATTTATGTAGGCGCCAGTAGAGGTAATTGTACCTGTGGCGACACCTGCGCCATTACCAACAGAAGTATTCAAAGTAAAAGTCGTAGGAGATGTTACGGTAATCGTCCATGTTCCGTTGGCATTGGTATTAACCAGATGATTGGCCACAACAACTATAGTCCCGGTTGTAAGTCCATGAGGAAGTGTGGTAATTTCTATTGGCGTAGTGTTGGTTGAAGAAATTATGTTGATGACTGGGCAGATGTCTGATTCTTTAATTTTAAAAGTATCGGCTGTTTTATCGGATACCTTGAACCTCAGATTGTTTACTTCAATCATTCCTTTAACATCTGATATATCTACTAAGTCGCCATCTACAAATCCGTGCCCTACTGCCGTTACTACTGCTTGAGTAGCTTTGGTTATACCGGTTATGGTTTTAGGGATATCATAGGTTAAACCGCAGTCTACGAAAAACTGGTCGCGGGGGTCGGTAGATACCATGCGCTGCACCATGCGCTCAATAAACCTTTCGTTGCCTCTTTTTATTACAAACCAGACTTCATCATAAGTTTCTCCGGGAATAGTCCAGACAGACTCAAATTCTCCGTCGGTATCGTGCCATGTCCAGGCCACTACCTCTTGTTCTCTTAAATAAGTTAAGGATAATAATATACCGTCGTCTCTTATGCACCAGAGTAGACTGTCTGGTTCTGCCTGATAGGCCATGTCTATTATTTGATGATTCTGGAATAGATGGTTTGATAATAGGCTTAACGGATCTCCAGTGTAGCTGTCTGAGGCGTAGTCAAAAGCCAGGTCTCTTACTATTGAACCTTTTGGCTGAATGAATATTACTCTGCTGCCTATTACTACTGGAGTGACTTCAGAACATCCCCTATAGCCATGGAGTTTCTGGCTTATGGATGTTGGAGTTATAGATGCGTTGGCTCCTGGACCTATGCTCCATTCGCTTGATGAGGTAAAAGCAAGAATTTCACCTAACCCCACAAGGTGCCTTATGGCGTTCATCTTGCGGCTGGGGAGATTTACGGTTATGCCGTCTGAGTCTACCAGAGGGTCACTGCGGCCGAAGTTTATATAATTGCTGGTCTTGGTAGTCCAGGTTGTCTGCGGTTCGTGTTTAGTGGAAGCAAAAACTAATCTGTCCTGATAAAAAGTTACAGTTGCTGGATATCCTCTATAGTCTGACCATGCGCCTTCTGACCAATCTGCTGTTGCAACTGCTAAACCTATTTCTTCCAGGACGGTCGCGGTTACGCTGGTCGGACTGGAATATGCAGTTATTTTTACAATACCTGTTTGTGTGAAGGCGTCTGTAGTCAGGTCTACATTAATCGTTCCGCCTGTTGTATAGGCATAGCAATTTATCCGTACCAGAAATGGCTTGTCTTCATCCTCTGTGCCGTATGTATTGGGATTATAGTCATCGGCTGAGGTAAATACCCTGATGGTGGTCCATGTTGAGCCACCGTCTATAGACTTTTCTACTTTTATCTTGCCTGTCCAGGTTCCATGAGTGATTATACGCCAGGTGTTACCACACTTTAGTGCTGTGCCTGTGCCAGTCCCTGTAAACGCTCCTGTATATGCCTGGCCTTCTACATCATGCTCAAGTTTAAATAATGCCCCGATATGAAGTACATTGAATAATGCTGCGGATGCGGTTAAAGTTATCGTGCCGGTTACACCTCCTACAGGAGTTATCTTCAGGGTTTCAATAGCGTTCTGCGACATAAACGGGCCATCTTCAAAAAGGTATAATTCAAGGCGCCAACTTATGTGTGAATACCTCGTTAGTGTGCGGGGATAATAATTGCGATGGGTAATATATAGTACATCTGCTGACTGCGTAAATTTAAGCGTATCCAGGTCAGCTTTAACATAGGGGGTGGATATTTCGTAGATGTTTGAGGACTCCCAGTCTGTGGTATTGCCCGGGGGAGTGTTGTGATCCGTTCCGTTAGATGTATGGTTTGTTTTGGAACGATAGATGACATCGCTTACTTTAACGAAGTCGCCGATGTAATAGACCGTGGACGTTACCCACGCGGCTGTTGACACTGGGGCGATTATCTGACCGGCCTTACCAGTCGCATCGTTCATATAGAAGCGGCAGTAGTATTCGCCGAATTCTATTGAATATACCTGCTCGGTAGAAAATTCAAAACCTACTCCTCTACATTTTTTATTTGCGTATTTTGGTTTGGATATGAATTGAAGGCCGGGGCGGTTAGATGCGGATCCGTGCGGATGAACAAAGAAATTGCGCAACCTCCTGCATCCTGATGCATAGCGCTGGAGGTCTACGCGAGAATATAAGCTGGGTGCAAGTTCGCCGCCTGCAAAGGTCGGTTTTAATATCTGAACTGGTTGGGGCATTAATCACTCTTCCTGTTAAAATGCATTCTCCGTAAATACTCCATTTAAGTCCAAATCCCCGTTCGCTTTCAGCCTTGCTACTTCTACCCCGTCCACAAAGAAAGAAATCCAATGGTTAATAAGGTCATAACTGAAAGTTACCAATTTATCCTCCTAAAACGCATTCTCATTCACTACTCCGTGCAAGTCTAAGTTTCCGCTATCCCTCATTCTCGCTGCTTCCGCGCCTTCAACGAGGAATGTAATCCAATGGTTAGTGCTATCGTATTTGAAACCTGTCCTTCCTAATGAAACGCTTATGATTTGCGTACCTGTAGTTAAGTCAAGGGACGTCGCAATCTGGGTAATAGAAGCTGTAACTAAAGTTGTTATTACCTGGGTACCTGTAGCGAGAGTTAACGAAGTCGCCGTTTGGGTTACGCTGATAACCCTTGTGGTTTCTACTAATTGGTCGCCTTTGGTAAGCGCTAAAGAGGTATATATCTGTGTAACATTAACTATTCTGGTTGTGGCGACCGCCTGTGTCCCTGATGTCAAATTCAAAGCGACTGCAACTTGTGAAATGCCGACCGATATCTGCGCCGTTATACTTTGTATTCCCGCAGTCAGATTAAGCGAAGCAGTAACTTGAGATATGTTTATTGAAATTTGCGCCGCAACTGTTTGCATCCCAGTAACGAGTGTTAATGAAGCCGCTACTTGGGTAACGCTGGCATCAACTACAGTTCCTGCGGAAACCGATTGTGTGCCTACCGATAAAGACAGACTCTCCGCTACCTGTACAATACTAACATTATTTATTGTGGCAATCGCTTGTGTCCCCTTTGATAGGGATAATGAAGTGGCAATTTGGGAAATTCCTACAATTTGAATAGTAGTGACTGCCTGCGTTCCCGTCGCTAATGTAAGAGAAACGGCGGTTTGAGATATAGATATACTTACCTTAGCCACTATTGCCTGCGTTCCTGATGAGAGTGAAAGCGAAGTGGCAACCTGGCTTACGGATGCGTCTATGTGCGCCGCTATAACTTGCGTGCCTGCGGTAAGCGATAAGGATGCTACTATCTGACTAATGGACACATTTATTTTTGCGACTATACTTTGAGTTCCTACACTTAGTGAAAGTGAAGAGGCAATTTGTGCAATGCTCGCTTCCTGGACAGCAGCGATTGCCTGAGTGCCTATTGAAAGAGATAATGAGGCAGCGACTTGAGATATACTTACTATATTTACAGTGACTACGGTTTGCGTGCCTGAACTAAGAGATAAGGAAGCCGCAATTTGAGTTACAGATGCGTTTATATGTGCCACAATAGTTTGAGTTCCCGATGAGAGGGACAATGAAGCGGCAGATTGACTTACAGATGTGCTTATCTGTACTTCTATGCTTTGAGTGCCTGTAGATAGAACGAGGGCTTTAGCGACCTGACTTACAGATATGTTTACTTGAGCAGCAATACTTTGGGTTCCTGCCGAGAGAGTTAAAGAAGCAACGACTTGCGTAATGCTGGCATTGACTAAAACATTGGCGACTACCGTCTGAGTTCCAGTAGTCAAAGCAAGTGAGGTGGCAACTTGGGATATAGACGCTGATGTCAGTATATTGGCCTCAATCGCCTGTGTCCCCTTTGATAAGGTTAGACTCGCCGCTACTTGGGTAACTGAGGCATTGACTATGCCACCCGTAGGCACATATTTTTCAGTATTGAAATCATTGGTATTAAATCCACCTTGATTAAACATTCACTTCCCTCTTTATATGCTCACACACCACATCTCCGTTCATAAATAACTCATACCCAGCGTCCTGTGCGTCCCTGGCGAACATCAGGCATTCGCAGGCCCTACCATTCTTATTTACCTCTAAATCAAATCCATGTTTGAACGATACCTTTTCCAGCACTTCCCTCGACATCATCACGCAACCCAGATCGATTTTATCGACCCGTATGACGCTATTCTGTGGTTTCTCTACGGAGGCAATTACATTATTGGCAACCCAGTTAGCACAGTTCCATACTTCTCTTCCGTCCTTCTCCATCAACCTATACCACCCGCCCATGATGTGTTTCTGTTTAGGTTCTGGCATATTAGGAAACTGTAATTTTAATCTATCAAATGAGTGATTAACTTTCGGCACTTGGAGTTGCAACATCAAACTTGAGATTGCATTAATGGGTAACACCACGTCGCTATCCACCAAGAAGAAATAATCGGCGTCAGTCTTGAGAGCCTTCTCCCTCGCTGTATTCCTGTGATTAACTATATTGATTATCCTATTGATATTTGACTCACCCTTTAACACATCAATCAGGATATCAAAGTTAGGATAGTCCTGCCCTCGGATGCTTCGCTCGCATTCGGGCATGACAGAGTCTTCAGTAATAACAACGACGAGGACTTTAGGCATCTATTTTCTTTGCAACGTCTATTGGCATAGGAGTTGCTTTTACAATCTCTGTGAAAGTAACAACCGAAATGCTAAACGTCTTTACATCTCCCAAATATTTCTGCAAATCATCACAGAACGTTTTAGCTTCTACTTCGTCCTCAACTACTTTTTTAATAGACACAGATAATAACATTTTTCCTCCTTTTATTTTATTCTTAAAACCCAAACCACCTCATAGTAGGACGGAAGTGCCCACTCAATGCAATTCCCTGTGTAGTCTGTGCAAGGAGTACAACACCAGTAAGCACCACCTAAACAGAAAGGGACATTACCGCAAAGACTATGAATGTGTCCTGAATCCGATACGGTGGGATACTGCGTATCCGTTGAACCTGAATGTGTGTGACTTTGGGCTGCCACACTTTGCATTGCATTGTCGCCACAGACATTTTGGTCTGAACTCTCATTACCGGTTGAAAAACTATGAGAGTGACCATTTGGCTCACTAACATTGGCATAACCAGTATTGGTGCAACCACAACCTAAGTCAACGCACCCGCAATGATAGTGATCTAAAGAAGTCGTACAAATGGTATGACGATGGTCGTCTGCACCACCAGTCCCCCCCGAAGTTGTCTTGCCTCTCAAAAATCGTTGAACACCGCCAGGACTACCACCATTATAGGCATTCAAATCAGGAATAACGACGCTGTTAAAAGGAGAATCGGCATCAGTTAAGGTCTGCCCATTACATTCTACAAATTCAGTTGGTAGGGCAGGACAACCAGTAAGAGATTTAAGCAACGCAACAGTAACACCAACTGGAACTAATCCCTTTAATTCAGTCAACTGACCTGCGGTGATTAGCATTTCTACGGCTTCACCATCACCATGAGCGACATCAGTAGTCCCTTCTTGAGCCCTTACAATGGTAAGGACATGGGTTGACCTTGCGGTTACTCTTACTATTTCCATGCCAGAATCATCAGCAGGGTCGGGATATGTCGCCTTGTCCCATAAGGTAACAAGGAAATCGCCAGACGCAGGAAAGACCGCCCC